GGAGCTGAAGGAAGTGGCAGTGACTCTTCAAGCTCAAGTGACGGAGAATCAGCGTCTAGCGAACCATCATCAGACGATGGCAACCAAGGCTCAGGGAGCTCTGGAAGTGATGCTTCAGATGATTCCGAAGAAGGAAGTGGAGGAGATGATAGCTCAGGAAGCTTCCCAGGAGGAGAACCATCAGATGGATGGACAAAAGAGCAGTTAAAAGCGTATATGGATAACAGCTCTATAGAGTATAACTCTGGAGATACTAAAGATGATCTACTGCTTAAAATAGGAATATCAAATGACTCAGAAGCAACTGATTGAGCTAATTCAACAGCATCATTCTGCGATGGGCGAGACTGAAATACGTCTCGCTCTTAATCGCGCACAAGATGATTATTGTGCTAAGACGGAGCTTATTAAAACCACTTATACTCAGACTTCTGCCGCTGGAAAGCGTTATTATACACTTGATTCTCAAATCCTGAAGATTACTAGGGTGCAAATTAACGATGTTGATATATCGAGACTTATTGGTAATCCAATTATTGATGATGATGAATTTGATGGGGCTAGCGGACTTGGCGCTCCTTCTACCACTTCAGACGAAAGATATTGGTATATTAGCAATGATAGGCTTGCTATAGTAGAAAAAGCAACAAATAACGTTACAAGGGAGGGTAAAACTTCTGATTATCAGTCTATTTCCGAAGTAAAAGAAATACGTATATATGCTATAGCTCAAGCAACTGATTTTACAACAGATTTAACAGAAGTTTCCGGAATACCAAATCAATTTCATGATGCCCTTGTTTATAAGGTAATATCTGATGCTTATTTAAAGGCGGGAGTAGAAGAGTTCAATCCACAGGCATCTCAGATATTTGAAGGAAAGTACCAAGCTCTTGTCCGTGATGGTAAGAAAAATGCAAGAGCTAATTATATATCTTCGGGTTCAGTAGTTATAAGGCCTACAGACTTCTAGTGGCTTGGACGCAGGAAACAGACCTTAGTGTAATAGCTTGGGGTCAGGAGAAAGAGCTTGATACAATTGTAGATACTGTTTTAGGAGGACTTAATAATTGGGACGACACTACATTCGTCTGGAATGAAATTACAACTGGAAAATGGGCGATTTCTTCGCCTTGGACAAGGGAGACTAATGATGGGTGATACATTAAAAACAGCAGGAATAGGGATAGCAGGCTCTACTTTAGGTTGGATAGATTGGGCTCCTCCATTTTTTAGCGCATTAGGAGCTATAGCAACTTTAATATATATGCTAATTAAAATTTACAAGGAGCTAAAATGATTGAATTATTATTAGCCAATTGGGAATATGTACTAATAGCTATCCTTGCAATCGATAAGATTGTTGCATTAAGTCCAACGGAATGGGATGATTTAATATGGACAGCAATAAAGAAGGTAATCTTTAAGATAATTGGAAAAGATGCTTAAGATACTATTAGGCAAATTAATTGTAAAGAAGGGTCTTAAAAAGGTCTTACTATTAGTGGGAGACTATGCCATCAAGGCCTCTAAGTCAGAAAAGGACGATAAGATATGGGAAAAGGTGAAGGAATTGCTCGAAACGCTCTAGAGGGCGACGAGTCTAGAACAGTCTTATTTGACAACCTAATTGATCGCACTGTAAAAAGGGGCGAGATATTAAAGGCGCTGGGGATACAATCGCCAGCACGATTCGAACATGCACCAGTACAATGTTCAGAATGTGGTTCGCATCACATCACGGGATTAGAGATACTTGGCGCATATCAAGGAACGCTTCTTTGGGAGTGTGATTATTGTAGTAAGCTTTATCTACGTTTTGGCAGATGCAAAACAGAAGATATGCTTGAAGTGCTACGAGGAACATGGATTAATCCAAGCGACTGGTCACAATCTTCCAATAACGAAGCAAACTAGGAGTTTTTTGAAATGAAAGATGATGGCGTTATAAAACGTGCTATCGTCACACCTGATAAACATGCACCTTTGCATGACAGGAAGGCGATATCCGTTGTTAAGCAAGCAATAGAGCTTGTAAAACCAGAGATATACATTGAACTTGGTGATTGTGGTGAGTGGGGTAGCGTATCTCACTGGAAGTGGAAGAATAGAAAGAAACCACCTCTGGAGTATATCGTTAAGGACGTTGATGCTGACGTTTTAGCTGTAAATGACATGTTAGACGATATTGATGAATCTCTTGATAAGGCAGGATGCAAGATAAAGCACTTCTGCGCAGGCAATCATGATGAATGGCTAGAGCGATTCGTTGCAGAACACCCGTATTTGGCCCAATATAGCCTCTCTAACGCACTTTCTCTTAAAGATCGAGGTTATACCTACCATAAGGCAGGAAAGTACGTTAAAGTGGGCAAAATGGCGTTTTATCATGGACATCACTTTGGAGGTCAATATCATACTGCTAATCATCTTCGTAAACTTGGAGGCTCAATAATGTATGGTCACTGGCATAATCTTCAGATGATGTCACTAACCAGCTTTAATGGGCCGATAGAGGCGTGGAGCATAGGCTGTCTAAAGGATATGTCCAGCGAAAAGAACGAGTGGCTTAAAGGACGCCCTCATCAATGGGCTCATGCTTTCGCAATAATAGACTTCTACAAGGGTGGTAACTTTTGTGTTACTCCAATTAAGATTGTAGGAGGACAGGCGGTAATATGGGGCGAATTAATAAAAGGAGTAAAATAAAATGGCATGGGGAATAAAAAATCTATTTGGAGCTTTAGGTGCCTCTATGAAAGACGATAAGGGTCTTTTCCAGGGTGGTGCTGAAGGCGTATTAGGCGGAAGGGCAAAAGACCTTATAATGGGCCTAACGGGCAAATCTGTTATGGATCGTACAAGGAAGTTTGCTAAAGAATTTAATCCTGAAGATAGCAAGGGTGTCTTAAAATTGCAAAAAATGATGAACTCTCTTGGTATAACAGACTCAGAAGGTAATGAACTTAAAGAAGATGCGATGCTTGGCGGAAAGACCTTGTCTGCATTAAGAAGTTTACAAAGAGGTGATAGCGAAGAGAGTTTGGACTATGATACTGACTATTCAGGGGAGAGTGTAGAAGAATCTTTCGATTATGATCCTAGAACAAATCCTGCGGGGCCTGTTGATCCTTGGGGCGAAGGAAATAATATGTCTGGTGGTTCTTCTAAATCTTGGCTTAGCAAATTGTTTAATCAGGGCCAGCTTAGGGGCTGATGGCTAAACGTACTTATAAGATACTCCGTTTTGATGGTGGCATAAACAATGATGCTGACCCTAGAGATATAGGGGATAATCAGTTTGCTGATTTGCAGAATGTTGCTGTTGATGAAATGGGGAAGATTATAGTGCTTGGTGATGTTCAGACTCTTCTTAAAGGTGGTCTATCAGGCGACCTTACAGGGGCAGGTAGGGGCCTATTTGCGTGTACTACTGACCATACAGGATTGCTTGATGGTGGCTTAGATAATGTTGGTACAACATATTATTTAGTAGAGAATGGTAATCAAGTTACAGGCATAGGAGATGATGGTGAATCTGGTAATATAGCTTGTACTATGAATGAAGCAAGTATGTATTATGTTGATGGAGCTCTTAGAATAGCAGAGGCTGACCATGCTGGAGGTACTATTCCTATATGGAAAGGATTTATTGAGGCTAAGACATATTTGTCTACAGCTCCTGGAGCAGATGTAGAAATTACCGAAGGTTGGTATAAAACCAATGCTGAGATAGCAGGATGTTTTCCAACTTTTTCCTTTAATGATGTAGATGTATGTAAAAATGCTACTATGCTTAATACTGCATATGCATTAGAAGCTGAATCTGATTGGTCTATTGGTACCGATGTTGCATATAGTTTAACTGGACAGGCACTTTGTACTACTACTGATTCAAATACGGCTTCTTATACTGGAACTACTGGCGCATCTTCAGCTACGTCAGACCATAAATGGGGAGCAGTACTGGAATTTGCCGAGGCTAGTGGAGGAAATGGTACTGGAAAATGGATGCCGACCACTGATACAAGATATCAGTTTTTTATTACCACTATGTATGATGACCATACTCAGGAAAGTTTGCCACAACTATTCCGTATGTTTAAAACAAAGGATATTGCCGGTGGTGTGACTTTTGAGGGTAAAACAATAGAAACAGAACTTCCTTTTTCTAATGGAGATAGTACTTCTGATATTTATGGAGAAAATGTTGCAGTATACTTTTTGCCTGTTTTTAGTGTATATGAATCTACTTATAACTTCGGTGCTTTCGCAACAGCTACTACTGGTATCGGTAATCAACGTATAACTGGCTGTCGTATATATTGGGCATCTAATGAGGACGGTTATACTACATTATGGCAAATGATGGATGCTAAATTTGATGAAGGTATAAAATTAGTTGGGATTGATGGTGCGGGAGGTGGTACTAGTGGATATGGACCATGGACAGACCCTCTTACTAATACTCATGGCGGAGTAAGGCATGGCACTGCAATGACAGGGGAAGGAAGTTTATGGACTAATCCTCCAAGATACTTTCAATATGATGTATTAAATGCCCATACTTCAACAGATATAATAAAAGTAGATTCTTATAAAACTGCAGTAGTAGCTAATCGTAGGGTATAT